CAGGTCCCGCCCCCTGCCCATTGTTCATTTTTAAGATTTGATCTTTTTTAAAGACTCTTCCCTTGCTTATAATCTTGCGACAAAAAGGGCGAGTTATACCGTCTTTCGGTCCCACATATATGAATAGATCTAGCCCTGCTTGCTCTGCGTTTACTGCCTGCACCGATCGCCCAAACTCAGCGATCTTTAGGCGGGCTTCTGTCGTATTTGATCGAGTAGCCCTATCAAATGTTTGAGCGAGTGCATCGAGCGGGGATTTTATCGATCCTATGACTGCAGCTGTGCTGACTGCATCCTTTATGCCCTTGCTTATCTCAGGCAATAGGGCATCATCAAATACGCTTTGAATTGTGCGAGTAATTGTCGCACTGATTAAATCGGGATCACCGCTGATGAATGTAGGATCGATTGCGATCATCGCCTTATTTGACAAGTCGACGATATCGAGCTGGGCTTTTTGAAAAAATACCACTGCATCGCCCAAGCCCTCACTGATCAAAAAATCTCTCAGTTGCTGAGGAGTCATATTGATTAAGAGGTTGCCCTGTCCATTCCTCATTATTTTTGCTATCGCCGAGTGAAGCTTGGCGGTAGCTTTTTCTAGCTCTTTTTGAAAGTCAGCAGTCGCTTGTACTTCCTTTTCAAGGATGCCAAGGCGTGATTTCAAGAGAGCTCTCATCTCTTCGTTTTGCTCCTCTGCCACCTGCTTTTTAAGATCGGAGATCGCCTTTTGATCGGCTTCCCCTTCTGCTAGGGCATGATTTGAGCTAGTACCGCCACAGTGAGGGCAAAACAAAGAAAGCATATTAGCTCGCTCACTATGCTAGACAGTCAGTGAGTAGGAAGCCATAGTTTTGAGCGATAACCTTGTCTTGGTGGGTATGCTCGAGCCATACGGTTCTCTTGGTCATTTCTAGGTCATCATAAGAACCTGAGGTAAAACCTGCATACTCAAAATTGAGGGCAGCAACAGGCATGACCTTTGTCCCATTCTTATTGACCACAGCATCAGAGCCCTTCATGATACCCATAAATACGCTGTCATCTGTCCAAATTTGAGCTTGGCTAGATGTTAAGCCGGGATTTGCTGTCTCTTTTCTAGCACTACCAACAAAAACATTAGGCAAGCCTAAAACTTCCTTTAGAACGCTGATAACCATATCATCCTGCATAATGCGATTGCCTGCAGCTGTGCCTTGAGCGGTAGAACCTGCAGTAAAGAAGCCTCTGATATCAGGAGCTCTAGACAAGGCACGCAAAGCACCATAGCCCAAGACCAAGGTATCGGGCAAGATGCCATGTGCATTAGCACGAATAACATCGATAAGGGCGTGTAAATCGGTCAAAGGCTCTGCACCTGCAGAATTCCATTGAGTGCCTTTAGAGCTATTGCCAAGGCTTGCGAGAGCAGAGGTATATGAACCCCAGTTTGATGCACCAAAAAGCAAGCTTGCGAGGCGTGATTCACGATTCAAAAGCATTGATCTTTGCACCTTCTTAAAGGAGCGAGTCTCTTCATTGCCGGGATATTGAGAATAGCGGATATCTTCAATAGCGATGGCATCTTTTAGAGAGTAAATCTTGGTATTGAAAGTAGTAGAGGTACGATCAAAATTACCGATAGCTTGGCGACTTGCTCCGGGCGCTCTTTCTGCGTCAACATCAGGGCTTCCCATAAAATTACGAGTCTCTTCAATTAAGAGAGTACCGCTAGGACCGAGAGCGGAGACATCGACCTTTTCAATGACCTTATCAGCAATCAGCTGTCCATCGCTTGGAATGGCTTCAATGGCTAGGTTCTTTAAGATCTCGTTGACTGGATGAATATTGCTATAGCTTGGATTTGCCATTTAATTAGACTCCTGCGGATGGGGAGAAAATGATTTCGATTTGTTCGTTAGCAGAACCAGCGGTATTGACCGCATTTGCTAAGAAACGCCCTGCGATGGTTTGTACGCCCTCGCCTGCAGAAGCATAAGCATAAACTTTACCTGCTAGACCGGGCATGACATAAAAATGAGTGCCTGCAGTGATAGTCCCGCCTGCTACTGCACGGCTGAGACCTAGAACACATACATTGACAACTTCACCGCTAGAAACAGCTTGTTGAGCTACGCCCACGGGGACATCAGTATCGGCTGTACATGGGGTAACCTTGCCTGCATTATCTTGCTTTACGAGTTGAAACGCTGTAATGCTTGCGGATGCGATAAAGGACTTATAGATGCTTTGATCGTTAAAAGCCATTTTTAACCTCCAAAAAATGAATTATATTCGGTTGCGTGTTGAGTGCGTAAAAGATCGAGAGCTTGGGCAAATGTGATGCCCTTTTCTTTTTTGATTTGCTCGACTCTTTCACTGAGAGAGACGGGCTTTGCTGTGGAAGCATGACCGATCTCGGATAGGTTTACTGCTTGGTTCGCCTTGCGTTCGCTAAACATCTGCCAAAAAGCACCATTAGCGTTTCTCATGTCATAGGCTTGCTCGGCTAGTGATTTCTCTGCCACTGCGATTTTACCAGTGTTCAAGAGTGCATCGATTGCGTTCTTGCGTTCTGCAATGTGCTTCTCTTGTGTGAGCTTGGCGACCTGTTCGCTCAATGTGGCGATCTTGGTTGACATTTCATTGAGGGCGAGGGCTGAGGCTTCTGACATGGCTTTGTATCCATCGCCCATCTTTTCGCCCATCTTCTCATCCTTCTTGTCATCCTCTTTGAGCGGGGCGACTTCCTCGGATACCGAGGCGTCCTCTTCCGCTTCATAGCCCGCAATCTTTGCCTCAAGCTGCTTCACTAGTGCGTCTTTTTCAAGTACCATAGCGACAAGCTCCTCAGCTGATTTCTGTAGTAATTCGTTTTGATCCATGATGTTCTCCGATAAAAGAATACGATCGATTTTATTATTTTGTTGTGCAGGTCTAGGCGTGAGCGTGATGGCCAAGAGCTGGGCATTACCGATCAGCTCCCCGCCGTCTCTCGCATAGATATTGCCTAGGACAAACTCAGGGCTAGACCATAACTGCCCCTCTGACTCCTCGACGATTTTAGCGCCTTTAGATGTATATAGAGGATAGGCATAAAGCCCACCATCTTTGATCTCTAAATCGGCGATTTGCCCTAGTGCCATGGCAACATCTGGAGACGCTAACGCACCGCCCACAAATGGGGACGATGCGTGATTCCAGTCGATGATAACAGGATCTTGCTCTTTGCGAGCATAGAAGAGCCTAACCATCTCTTTAAGATGATCTTCTGTGATATCGCTGATCGCCTCGCCATTCATGCGACTATTGACAGCTCCTAAAGCCAAGGTTAAAAATGCTTTGCCCTTAATAAGTGATGATTCCGAGTTGTCCATATTTTCTCCAAGTGCTTTAGTCGCCTCGTCTGCCTTGTCCATCTGTCCGACAACCTTCCTCGCCCATGTATAGCCTGCATCACCGCCCCAACCATCCCAAGCCTGCCGACCCTTGCCATAGTCCGACCAAGTCGAGCCTTGTTTATCGACCTCGTGTCGAGTGAAATATGCCAACATTCTGCGGACGGTATCGGGCGATAGCTGTTTTCCATTGATCAAATCCCTTGCTCGGGCAATGCCGACCGCTGTCATACCACGCTGTGAGGCGGGCTTTTTCGCTCGGTTCTCTAGTGCTCGTTTAGCAGCATCTTGAGCGCCTTTAGGTGGGATAAAATCAATATGGCTGTATTTGTCGGGGATAGCTAGATTCATCTGCTTTGTGTGTCCACTGATGACAGCACGCACAATCTTCTTATCAAATGCACTCATTTTAAGCCCCTTAAACGCTCTGCCATGGCTAGGCTAGGATTTTGTGCGATGGCTCTATCTTGGCTTGTCCTAGTCGCATCAGTGGGCAGATCGCCCGCACCGATACGCTGTCGGATAGCACGCTCAAGATTGTCATCAGGAGTCAAGAGCTGAGATTGTACTAGGGCGGGCAAGCTGTTTAAGGCATCTGTGAGCTCATCATTATCTAGTCCCATGTGTGTCAGCTTGGGGAGCTTGGTTGTCTCAATTCTGCCATAATTCCAGTTGATGAGACGACCGATTGTACCACCGCCCCGTCTATCTTGCCCGCTGATTGCAGATGCTACCAAGTCAAGATAATTGATGCAGGCACGCCTAAAGACTGATAGATGCACCTCGCCCACAGACCTTGATCCTGTGTCGCTAATTCCAAGATTCATGAATTGAGCAAAAAAGGCTTGTGATACTTGGTTGTCGCACTCTTGGATGACCTTTAGAGCTCCATCAGGGTTGAATTGACCTTGGCTACCGAATGAATCGAATTTGATCGCCGTATTCTCAATGAGATAGCCTTGCTCTTGAGCGATATAATCTCGAGCCTGTGCCTCTGCCTCTTGAATCATTGCGGTAATCTCGCCTTGAGTAAAGCCTGATCTCTCTGCGATCTCCATATCGACTATCACCTTGGGCGTGGGAATTGCCCATCGTTCAACGCCGATAGACATCAAATTAGCGATTCTCTGCTTTTGAGACCACCACCACCAGCAGGGACGGAGAAGCCCTTGGCCTTCAAAATTTGAGCCTGTTCTATTCAAAGTTAATAATAGCATTTTACCTGCAGGGATAGGCTCGGGCTGTACCCCGCCGACCATATTTTGCATGACGCCCTCAAGTGTCACGCCGTCTGCAGTCAACCATCTTTGATGACTTGTGGGCTCACGATCAGCAAATCGCTTTAAGAAGATCTTCTCTCTGCCTATGCTGTCAGGCTCGCAACAGTAAAGCTCTTCTGCATACCTCCACCCCATGGGGATAAATTCGAGAAGATAGCTTAATTGCTCTTCCCATGTCATGTCCATCATCCCGCTGTATCCATCAAAGCCGAACGCCTCGTTAGCAAAGCGGGCGAGCTCTTCACTCACTGTATCGCCCTCAATACCTGCCTTAAAAATCCACTTGGCAGATAAAAGAGTCTGCTTAATCAACGCCCATGATCTGCGTATAATGGGATCACTAGCGAGCATATCTTCTGCTGTGAGTGTCCATTGTCTGCCCGTCAATCTTGGATTTTGTTCTTTGCCTGATATACTGCCACCGCTTAAATTTGTCCCGGGGATACCATAGGCACGATAAAGAGGAGGCAGAGGCTGATAGTCTGTCTCATCGCCATTTTTACCGACAGATTTTAGATTGAGATACTGCATTGCTTACCCGTACAAAAAAACTTTAATTCGATCAATACTATAACACAAAAAAACAACAAAAGATCAAGATTATTTCTCGTCCTCTGCCTTGGACGCACCTAAAAGGCTTCGGACGAGATAGATGTGTGCGGTCTGGTCGCTAAAATCAAATCCAAGGATAAAGTCAATCGTCTTGCAACAGACATACTCATAACACGCAAAATCATGTTATTCTTTCGATGGGTGCCCGATCTAATGTGCTACTCGTATCACAACCCAAAAAACTGCGTTCAAATACTAACTCTCAAAAGGATCGATCGGGCATACTATAAACACACAAGGAGAGCTTTTATGTGCATAATCAGCGGAGAATTTTATTTAAATAGCGATGGCAGAATTTACTATGAGGGCAGACTATACAATGCGACCGAGTGTGAATTTATGGCGGGCTCAAAGCTTGTTTTCAAGGCAATCAGTGAAAAGGTTGATAAACCAAAAACAAAAGCTGTTAAAATAGCAGATGCCTTTATACCTATAGAAAGCGATGTTGACATGGATTTTATCCCATCTCTGCAGGCTCAAGACCTGCCAAAAACTCAGCCCGTGATTGAGCAAGCCCCACTTCAAGAGATCGATCTTTTTAAGCAGATCAATCAGCTCACAGGTAACAATTTACCCTTAACGATAGCGATCCTCTTGGCAGTCCTATTTTACAAGTCGTACAAGGAACGCAAGCAGGACGAGCGAGACCATGCGGTAGCCTGCGACCTAGAACGCAAAGACCTTGCCCGCCGTCTAGACATCATGACATCTAGGATCGATGATGCAGAAAAGAAGAGTATCTCAATTCAAGTCATGGATGACGACCTCAAGGAGAGAATCGAGAAGCTAGAAAAAAGATCGCATTGATTTTTGATTTATCAAAAAAAGGTCGATAGAATGTTCTAAATTTACTTTAGGACTATCATGCAAGACCTATTAAATGAGTGCCCTGTCATCGCATCAGTGTCAGGCGGTAAAGACTCAACAGCAATGATGCTTTATCTTATTGAGAATAACATTATTTTCACTCCTGTGTTTTGTGATACGGGCTGGGAGCATCCCTTGACCTACGATTATCTAGAGTATTTAGAAGCGATTCTTAAAATAAAAATTATTCGCATAAAAAATGAAAAATACTTTAAAACTACGGGGGGGGGGCTAGAGGAATATATTATCAAAAATAATTTCTTTCCTGCCCAACAAAACAGAGTATGCACGATAAATTTAAAGGTTGTGCCCATTCAAAACTATCTCAATGAAATTCGATTAGACTTTAAAAAAAAGCCCATAAATGCAGTCGGGATCAGGCGGGCAGAATCCAAGGCTAGATCGACTTTAGGCGAATGGGAAGATAAAGACGAATCCTATATATATCGCCCGCTCATAGAGTGGAGTACAGAGCAAGTCATTGACATTCATCATAGGCATGGGATAAAGCCTAACCCTCTTTATCTAAAGGGCTTTAGTCGTGTCGGTTGCTTCCCTTGCATCTATTCTAGAAAGGATGAGGTCAAAAACGCACATCGCATTCTGCCTAGTCGGTTTGATCTCATCAGACGACTAGAGGATGAAGTGCATGAAACCATATTAAAAAAGAATCCTGACAATAACGCACTTCACTCTTTTTTTAATAGAGGTAAAATCGATCAGGTCATAGAGTGGGCTTATGGAGATCAGTTAGATCTATTTGAAAATGATGAATCGTTTCAAGGCTGTCTCAGCTGGGGATTGTGCGACAGCTCGTCGCACTAGTCCTCTGTTTTTAGGTCTGCCTCGATCTCAGCGATGACCGCTAAAAGCTTTGATCGGATAGGCTCGTCATCTGGTAGCAGTGCAGAAATGATCTGCTTTAAAAGCTCAATGCTATGTAGTGTCATATCAACCTCAAAAGTGGTTCGTGATCGGCTATGCGATCGAGTGATTTTTTGTAATAGGCTTCATCCCGCTCAATGCAGATAAAACGCCTGTTTGAGTTTAGACAGGCGATGGCTGTCGTACCGCTTCCACTGCAATTATCCAGCACTACTTCATTTTCATTCGTGTAGGTTTTGATCAGGTATTCAAAAAGAGGGACTGGCTTTTGTGTTGGGTGCTGGCCTCGTTCGCAATCAAAATAGAGTACATTTTTAGGATAGTTTTCATATTCTTTAGATACATATTCTTTATGTTGTCTAGATCGTGATTCTTCACCATACTGTTTTCTTTTTAAATCATTTTTATATTTTTTTTGTATGCCCTTAATTCTATCATCAAAATTAAAAGTAACTCTTGGCTTTTGTGGATTTTTAAACACAAGCACATTTTCAAAAATTCTAAATGGTTGGATGCCTACCAAGGCAAAGTTTGAATGCTGGTTTTTTATCCACACATAGTCATGATTAAACCATGTTTTTTTATATGAAATTAGTTCAGCACAAAAAACACCTTGAGCTGTCAACACAATAGCCCCATTGTCCTTAATTACTCTTTCATATTGAGGCCATAATTTGCCCATGTCAATAATCGAATCCCATTTACAATCGGTTGTCCCATAAGGCAAATCGCAAAGAATCATATCAATGCTTTTATCTGGTATCGATGGCATCAGCTCCAAGCAGTCGCCCAAGTGAATCTTATCTAGGTCTAGCATAGTGCCTCTTTAGTCCATCTTTTAGCGTGGGATATTTTTTAGTCCTTATCTGCCCGCTATGGCGATAAAGCCTCTTAATGTCGTCTTTTGATAGTGATAGCCCTAGATCGATGTACTGTTCGAGCATGGCCAAGCGATCATCTGCTTTCATCTAAAACCTCCTCAAATCTCGATTGAGTTGTCTTCTTTGCTCGATAATGGCTATTGCCTTGTCGCTATGATCGATAGGGATAGTCCTATCAGGGAGATCTGTATCACGCCACGACCAATTTATAACATCGTATCTCAGGGCATCGAGCGGATCTTCCTTGCCGTCTTTTTTAGGCGACTCCTTGCCGTCCCATGCGTAGCCTAGTATCGCCTTTCTAAAGCTGTTCCCGCTTGCTTCTGCGTCCCATACCTCTTGAGTACATAAGATTTTCTTTTGAGCGATCAGCCTTTTAGTGCGTTGAATCCCGTTCATGACATCCGTCTTGATCGGATCAGTGCACCATCTAAAAGGCATCCCGATACCGCCATTCTCGGGAGACTCTTTGAGCTCTTTGAAAGCTGATTGAGCAGTGCGATCGCTACGGGCAGAGCCAGCCTTATCCCCGCTTGCCCCGTCTAGCAAGATGCGATTAGGATATTTATTTGACAGCTCTCGGGGGCAGGCTTTCTGCAGGATCAAAGATGCTAGCTCTTTGAGCGTGATTTCCTGTGGATTGATTTCTGCACAGATGACATCAGCCTGCAGAGATGGATCATGAACTAAGATCAAAACGCTTGGTTTTCTAAAGCCAAAGTCGATCGCAATTCGACCGCTGTACTCTGGGCGATACTGCCATCCTTTGATGACATGACTCATAGACCATTCCTTATAGATCATCCCGCTTGGTGGCATGGGCATATTTTCAATCATCGCCCGTCTCTCGTCCTCAGGTAAATTTTTAGTCGCCTCGAACCAGTCTGCGGACAGGTTGTCCTGATTAACATAGCTAGTAAAAAAAAGGGGATTGCATCCCGCTTTCTCTGCCATCTTTACCCACCACGCATCCCACACGGGCAGACCGACCATGATCAGCTTGGGCGTTGGTCCTGATCGGAGACGACCAAGGGCTTTATAGGCGACCTCCTCGGTCAGCATCTGACACTCATCGATGACTGCGAGCCCGCTAGTAATGTTAAGCCCTTCAAGGCTATTTTGTGATGCGTCTTGCGTGCCCGGTCTAAAATAGGAGCGAGTCCATACGACATGGCCATTAGGGGCAGTCCATTTGCCCTCGAGTGCATGATATATCCATCCCTCATCGCCTAGCCATTTTTGAATTTCGGGAGCGAGTACTTGCCTATATCTGCCCGCCGTATCTGTGATCAGTAGGCTAGATAGAGAGGGATGAGCTTCTGCCCATGCTGCCAAGGCAAAGACTAGGGCAGAAGTCTTGCCACTGCCCCAGCCTGCACGAACGGCGATAAAATTATCGCTCGATAGAAGCAGGGCTTTGATGAGATTCATCTGTAATTCATTAAGCTTCATATTGCTCTCTCCATGCAGTGGACAGCTTGCCTTTAAGTCTCTTGACCATGGTAGAGGCGGTATTCTCTTTTAGTCCCATGTCCTGTGCGATGTCGACATGACGATGACCAGTGATGATGAGATCTAGCATATGTTTATCTTTTTCATGGACGGCGTCTAATAGCCTCTCTAGGTCGATGCCAAGGATTATTGACTCTTCTATGGTCATCGACTTAACATCTGCATTTTTTGAATAGAATGAATCGAGCTGTTGATCGGTATAGCCCGCTTGACTCTGGTAGTCTCTGCGTGGAGCGATGGGCGTTCCCTTTTGCATTACGCCCATGATATCAGCACTTGAGATCTCATATTTTGATCGTCGCCTTGAATTAAGAAAGCCTGATAGATAGTGAATCCTTGCGACTGCTTTTAGATATCCTAGGATGCGTTCACGACTCTCAAAAGCCTTGGCTTGCTTTAGGTATCTCTCGAGCAGGATGTAGTATCCCACAAGATGATCATCGCTATATCCCGATCTTCCCTTAAAAGATTTGTTTAGCATCTTCTCTATGGTCTCCTGATTTTCTGCATCATTGAGATCAAAGACGAATCCATCCTCTGCCTTGATCAATGTCCATGGGCTAGGCTCGATCTTTTTCTTTTTGTTCATTAGGTTTATCATTTTGCGTCCTTGGATTTTTTGTGTTTTTTATGGCCGTTAGGCTTGGTATCTTTTAGCCCAGCTTGCTTGTAGTCTTTTTCTGAGGCGATGCGTGCCTGTAAATAAAGAATTTGCGTTGACGCCAAGCTCCTTGGCGGTCTCTGCATATCCATGTCCCTGTATCATCAGCTCTATCAGTGGCATATCATCATCATCTAGCCTAGATAGAAAACCCTGCATATCTAGGGCGATCAAGATTGAGCTCTCGGGGCTTGTCGTATCGATTGACGCATGATCCATGTAGTAGGCGTCTAAATCGTAGTCGCTGTATGAATCGGCGTTTATGATGATAGCGTTTGCCACCTCATATTTTATGCGTCTCTTAGGGCTGAGATAATCTGTCAAATAGTGAAAGCGGGCGACGGCTCGAATGTATCCTAAAATGCGACCTCGATCTTTAAAGCCATACGATTTTTTAAGGCATTTTTCTAGCTCGATATAGAAGCCTGCTAGATGATCCTCATCGTAGCCACCACGCCCCTTAAATGAGTTTTTCACAATGCTTTTGACTGTCTCTTGGTTTTCTGCATCATTGAGATCAAAGATATAGCCATCCTCAGCCTTGATCATCGTCCATGGGATCGCTTGGTTGTGCGTCTGCCTGTTCACTAGGCTTATCATGTTCTATCCCCTTGATCTGATTGACCATATCGATCACGATTGATTTAGGTTTGTCTGTAGTGATTTCGATCTGTTGCGTTGGTCCGAATTCACTTGCGAATTGAGTTTCGAGCAGAAACTTGGCAGCACGCCAATCCGTCTCACTAGCGAGCTTCACCTTGTCGACTAGCCTCATGCGATATGCTAGTCTAGCCTGCTCGACCTCTATGATAAAGCTAGGATCGTGCGTCTTGTATTTGTATATCGTAGCGGGATCGACGCCCGCCATGATTGAAGCTTGTCGCAGGCTCATGCCCTCGGAGATGAAGAAGAGAACCTTTTCTTTTCTCGAGTCGGCGACTGTCTTCTTGGGGGCGTCTTGCTTTACAGGCGGGGCGATCTCTGCCGTCTCATCGACAGCTTCAACCTGCTTTCGCTTTTTGATCCTGTCGTCTATGCCCATTTTATTCTCCCTTATAGATTCGATCGCTGATTCTCTCGATACTGTCCTCGACATCGACCGTCTCGATAAAGGCCTTGATGCGTGATGCCTTGTCATCGACAATATCGACAACGCAAGCCTCGATGATTTTTGACGGGCTCGAGCTGATGGTATCTGCGAGCTCATTGAGCTTATCGATCAGTTTGCTCGATAGATAGAGAGTATGACTTGATCGTTTAATTTTTTTCATGCCTGCTCCTTATTGATGAGGTTGAAACTGTGAGCCTCGAGCTTCCAGTATGTTTTACCGTCCTCGGAGGTATTAGATAGCATCTTGCCCTCGACCAGAACGAGATCGCCCTTTTTGATTTGCTCAGACGCCTTGCGAGCTGTGGGATCAGTCCCAAAAGAAACGATATCAACATTAAACCAACTTACCGGGCTGTCTTTTCTGTTTTGATATGCGATAGTGCCCACTGCCTTGTTTAGTGTTGTACCGATGGGCTTTAGAATAAAATCCTTGCCCGCTCTGCCTGCTAGTGTGATGCTGTTAATCATGATTTATCCTTGATTTGTGTTATACTGATAAGTGCAAATCTAATTAGAAGATTCTAAAACATTCTATATAAAATCTAGTGAAAGGTCAAGCAAATGAACCAAATTTTTGTACACGACGGCTATGTGCGAGTGGGCGATGGATGCGTGCTAGGCAGTGATCTTATGATCGTAAATACGGCACGAGTCAGCTATGACAAGGAGAGCAAGGAGTGGACAGAGAGGGATGAGAAGCTACTGCGATATCTATGGGCAAATAAGCACACTAGCCCTTTTCGTCATGCGTCAATCCGCTTTGAGATATCCGCTCCGATTTTCGTTTTAAGGCAGTGGATGAAACATCAGGTTGGTTGCTCTTGGAATGAGATCTCGGCTAGGTATGTTGATATGGGCGAGAGTGAAGCCTTTCGCCCTGTGCTGTGGAGACTGCAGGATAGCAAAAATAAGCAGTCGTCCTTGGGCATCCTACCAAGAGACGAGCAGCTCAAGGCCACCGCCCTTTTAGATGAATCCTATGAGGTCGCCTATAGAAACTACGCTAAACTGATCGATATGGGCGTATGTCGTGAGCAGGCTCGTGTCATGCTACCTGTGGGGATGTACTCTAAAGCGATATGGACTGCGAGTCTGCAGGCTGTGATGAATTTCATTGAGCTGAGACTTGACGATCACGCCCAAAAAGAGATGAGAGATTTTGCTGAGGCTGTGCTAAACTTAGCCCGCATTTATTTCCCTCGATCTATGGAGTTGATTAGATGTCAAGATGTATCAAATGCGGAGGCAGACTCCAAGGGCTAGACCACCTACAGGGCTTTGAATATAGCTTTTGTGCTGAGTGCGTAGCTACCGTCTATCGTCAATCGTACGACGATGATTTTTTAGATGACACACTAGATCCCGATGAGGAGATAGAAGACGATGATGAATGACTTTTTAGGCGTGTGCCTATACCTCGCTAGCATGGCAGAGCCTGTCCCATCAGCTCATCGAGTTGATACCTGCCAAGAGGTGGCACGACTTGCAATGGAGTATAAAATCGATGCCTATGTTGCCGTTGCCTTGGCATACCATGAGAGCAGATTTGATAGAAAAGTGATATCGTCTCATGGGGCGGTAGGTCCTATGCAGGTAAAGCGAAAATTTATTGACTGCCAGCACTGCTCGGATATAGAAGCGGGCATGATCGCCTTGAGATACTGGATGGATAGATCTACAGGGATCTGCCTTGCTCTTGGCAGATATGCTATGGGCAATAAGGGCGTGTGTGGCAGGCGATCTAAAATGATCATTGCTCTTGCTCGTGAGCTCGAATGCAGGCATGGATCGGATAAGGATTTCTGCTATGAGTGTTGATATATGGGATGAGGTAGCTCGCACGATATCAAAGCAATCGCCCTGCCCAAGAGCAAAGGTGGGAGCGGTAATTTTTAGGGCAGATCGCAAGGCTGTCTTGTCCACTGGATACAATGGGCAGGCTCGCAAAAGTGAATCGATTTTATGCGGGGGATCATGCTGCGATAGGGATAGGCTAGGCATACCTAGCGGTGAGAGAATTGAAGTTGGTTGTATCCATGCAGAGATCAATGCGATAGCCAATGCCGTCTATGAGGGTATCGCCTTGGCTGATGCCTGCATTGTGATCACTGCCCCGCCCTGCCTCATCTGCTCTAAGGTCATTATTCAATCAGGGATTAAGACAGTCTATTATCGGGGCGGGCAGAGATGGACTAGTACGGGCGAGGACTATCTATCAGCTCATGGGATCAGCTTAATTCGATTAGAGTAGTCTTGTCTTGAAATGCCTTTAGGAAGTTATCGCCCCTAAATTCAAATGCGTTTTCATCGATAGCAGTAGTGATAAATATGATAGGCTTGTCATGTGTCACCAGATCACGCAAGACTTGACTTTGTACATCTCTCGCCTTGGGCAGAAAATCAACAATTATCGTTATGTCATAGGGCTTTGATCTGTCAGCAAAACATTTTGAGTCTGATGATCGCTTACTCCTTGAATCCTGCCAAAAGCGTAGCTCTTGATTTACTATATTCTCCCATGAGTCGATCATGACTAGTGAGCTACCTGCAAAATGCAGAGCCTTATGAATGAGATATCCTAGACTCGATTTTAGAGCGTTTTCTTTGATGATTAAAAAATGGGCATTTTTAGCGTTGTTTTTCATGCTACCTATATGCTGATATAGCAAAGCCCTTGATCTTTGATTATAGCTCAAAATAGAGGCGTCTAGCGTGAAGTATGTATCGCATACGGGCTGACACATTCTAAGCTTTCTATTTTTAATCCCATTATCTGACACAATGCGATTGCCTTTTTCATCCCGCTTATAGTGCTCTCCATGAGATGCCTGCTTCTCGAATCCATCCTCACAGGGCAAAAAGTTTTTATTCCATTCTAGCCCGCCCGCTGTCTTTATGAAAAGATTCTCACTCACGCACGCACGCATTATTGAAATATTAAATAAGCTATCCTCTAAATAGTCATCTATATAGTCTTCTATATTGTGATCATTTTTGATATGAGGGGTCATATCATTTTTGATATGAGGGGTCATATCATTTTTGATATGAGGGGTCATATCATTTTTGATATGAGGGG